AGTTGCATCTGGTGTAACTCTTACAGTTGAAAGTGGTGGAAGGTTGGTAACTTCGTGAGTACAATTAAGGTAGATACAGTACAAAGCACAGGTGGCGGAGCAGTAACACTTACTAAGCAACACGCAGCTAAGTCATGGTTAAATATGAATGGAACTTCTACCATAGCAATAAGAGATAGTTTTAATGTAAGTTCAATAGTAGATAACGGAACAGGAAATTACGATCAAGTTTTTACTAATGCTATGGATAGTGCTAATTATTCATCAACAGGAACTTGTGCACATGATATACCAATTTCTGCTAATAGAGATAGTAATTTTCAATGTGTAGCAGAATCTGCATCACAAATAAATTTAAACATTTTTTCTAACGCTCAACAAGATAGAAATCATGTTTGTGGACAAGCATTTGGAGACCTCGCATGAGTACCATAAAAACAAACACCTTAACAGGTACAACTTCAGCAGGTAGCATTCTTGTTACAGGGGAGGGTGGTTCTACCACAACAAACTTACAACAAGGGTTGGCTAAAGCATGGGTTCATTTAACAGGTAGTGGTACTCCAACTGCTGAAGATTCTTTAAATAATTCAAGTGTAACAGATGGAGGTACTGGATTATATACTTTTAACTTTCCTTCTGTTTTTGGAAATATTCATTACTGTGCTTCTTCAATGGCAGGCAATGCAGGTGTAACTACAGATGCAAGGCATCAAATACCAAATGCTGAATTAACTGCAAGTGCTTTTCATTTTAGAAATGTTTATGGTACAAGCAGTGTAACAGATGATGCAAATATTTTTGTAATATTTCACGGAGATTTAGGAGAGACTTAAGATAATGACAAACGGAACAATAGCATTTGATACATTAACAACATCTGACACAGTTAACACTGGTACAGAGAAGTCTATTGATACGAGTTATTTATTTAATGGAATACCAAAAGCATGGGTAAATTTTGATGGAAGTGCAGGCAGTTTATCACCTCGTGACAGTTTCAATGTAAATTCACTTACAGATAATGGCACTGGCTATTTTACTATTACTTTTACTAATGCAATGAGTAGTGATGATTATGTAAGAATAGGTAGTGCAGGAGAAAATGCAAATACTGGAGGTAATAGAGTTTTAGGACTACGATTACCTGCTACAGGTTCTTTTAATATAATTGCTCAAAATACTGGTGGAAATTCATCAGATACACAAGATACTTGTGTTACAGCTTTAGGAGATTTAGCATGACAATAAAAACACCAAAGTTTCAAGGTACACATTTATGGGATAGATTGTGTTGGGCAAAAGAAAATTTAGAAGGTAAACAATCAGACTATCGCATTGTATGGGAAGACCCAGACAAACCAGATGAATGTGCAAAAGTTACTGTGCCAGATCCAAACTGGATGGCTTGTGCATTACAAGGCGGCATACTACCACCAGTAGAGGTGTACTGGTTATTAGCAGAAGATGAAGCCAAGCCAGATTTTAAAAAACATACAAGAGGTTATCTATTGCACAAAACTAAGCCTATTGGTAAAATGACGGAAGAACAAGCGATAGAGTATTTGATTATGAAAGACATACCACAAAGAGTGTGGAGAGATTATGAAAAAGCTAATCGACAGAGATTAGTGATTTGTAAAAAGGATCAACTGCCAAATACACGCATATGGCGTAACGCTTGGAAGATTGATAACGAAGCAGCATAAGGAGCAAAAATGACAACCAAAACATATATAACAGATAAAGATGGGGCAACTGTAGACGCTTCTACTGTGACTGTTCCTTCTGATAGACACTTTAGAGGTGCTTGGAAACTTAATGGTAAAGTTATATCTGAAGACATAACTGAAGCTAAAAAGATATTTCAAGATAAAATCAGAGAGATAAGAAAGCCACTATTAGAAGCAGAAGACGTTGTATACATGAAAGCATTAGAAGCAGATGATGCAAGTGCGAAGACCGCAAGTGTTAACAAAAAGAAAGCACTAAGAGATGCACCAGCAGCCAAAGCTATAACTGATGCAGATACAATTGCAAAGCTCAAAGCAGCATGGGATAAATCTGTATTAGGCGATAGTCCATACGCATAAGGAGCAGTAATGGCATTAACTAAAGTCGAAGCTGATGGAATTAATCTAGCAGACACCTTTGCTTTTACAGGAACTGTTAGCGGGGCAGGTCAATTAGTGTCTTTAGCAAATGACACTACAGGTGCAACTACTTCTGCTTTAGAAATAGATCTGTCAACTAGCACAGATTATGCTTATCAAATGTTAGTTTTGAGAGGTTTTGATAGCACTTCAGCAGCTGATATGTATATGCAGTTAAGAAAAGATAGCAATGATACTTATCTTACAGATAGTTATTTAAGCATTATTGGAAGTCATATAATGACAAGTAGTAGTGCTTCTTCTAGTCAAAATGGATTGTGGAATGGTTCTTATTTTAGGATGGTGCATAATAATGTAACCACGGATGGAGCTCATCAACTTAATGATATGAAAATATATTTTTTTAATACGGCTACTGACAAAAAGGCTGTAGTAGGAGCAGATAGATTTGGGCAAAACTCAAGTGGTGTTATAAAAGAACAGATGGCTGGAAAAAGTGGTTATGCCGATGTTAATGATAGATTTAAATTATATATGTCAAGTGGTAATTTAGTGTATGATGAATATACTTTATATGGATTTAAGAAAGCATAGTTATGCCTAGATTTAGAATAGTAAATGGTAAAAAAATTCAGTTTACAGCAGAAGAAGAGACATTAAGAGATGCCGAAGAAAAGGCTTGGGCTGATGGAGAGTTAGATCGTAATTTAAATCAATTAAGAGATATAAGAGATGTTTTATTAAAAGAAACTGATTATCTAGGTTTATCTGATTTAACTATGAGTTCTTCTTTTAAAACTTATAGACAATCATTAAGAGATATAACAAAAGATTTAAATACTGTAGATAAGGTTCAAGAAAAAATGAAACAAGATGTAAAAGGTAATTACATAAATTTTCCAACAAAGCCAACGAGTTAAAGTATGCCATACATAGGAAGATCACAAAATTTTGGAGTAAGAAGTAGATTTCAATATCAAGCTTCAGCTAATCAAACTAGCTTTAGTGGATCAGATGCTAACTCTTTAACGCTAAGTTATAATGACTCAAGGTACATGGACGTTTATCAAAATGGTGTGTTGCTTGTGCCAGGAACAGACTATGCTGCAACCACTGGTACAACAGTAGTATTAGTTACTGGAGCAAGTGTAAATGACATTGTAGAAATGGTTGTTTATGATGTTTTTACAGTTGCTAACTCTTATACAAAAGCAGAAGCAGATACAAGGTATCCTTTTAAGGGTAACAATAGTATAATTAGATTAAATGGTCAGACTATTAGTGCAGATATAACCATAGACTCAGATGAAAATGGTGTGAGTGCTGGACCTATTACACAGTCAGCAACAGTTACTGTTAATGGTTACTGGAGTATCGTATGACAAGTCAACTCAATGTAGATACCATAAAAGGTAAAACAACAGAAGGTTCTATAACTATTCAAGGCGAAGGTTCTGCTACGACTAATTTGCAACAAGGGTTAATAAAAGCGTATGTATGTTACTCAACAAGCTCTGGCACAGCTATACATGGAAGTGAAAGTTTTAATCATTCATCTTTAAATGATGAAGGAACAGGACAGACAAAATTTACGATGACAAATCCTATGAGTGCAGCTAAATTTTCATTGAGTGATTCTGGTGGTGATGCAACATCTGGATATTCTTCTTGGGTACAAGACGATGAATTTTCAACTAGTACATATGAATTTAATCTAGGCAATGGTAGTTTTAATTCTCAAGATGGACCTTACCACGCAGGACAAGTTATTGGAGATTTAGCATAATGGCAAGTATATTAAAAGTAGATAACATAGGAAAGACATCTGGTAGTACACAAGATACTATGGCTGGAATGGCTAAAGGTTGGTTACGAATTTCATATTCAGGTGGTACACCAAGTGAAGATGACTCATTTAATCATAGCTCAATTACAGACTCAGCCCTTGGTCATGCAACTTTGAGTATAACTAATGCAATGAATACAATTAATTATACAACAACACAGACTAATGGTGGACTAACCACCAATAGGTATGGCTGGGGTCAGACTCAGATGAATAATAGTGCTACATTTACTGCTAATACAGCAACTACTTATGTTTGTTCTTGGTTAGACTATACTCCTACTTTTCAAGATCCAGACAGAGCAAGTTTTGTTTTACATGGAGACCTTGCATAATGGCTAGTGAATTAAGAGTAAATACATTAAAAGATGCAAGTG